CTCGACCCACGTTGGGTTCAACGTGCCACCAACCTGTTCCGAAAGAGGGCGCGAATTTCGTGCCATCGTCTCCGGACTTGCCTTCCCCGACCGCCAGTCCCTGGCGGTCGGGGTCGCCCATGGCGTTGGCCACTTGTTCTGGCGCGCCATCTGCGTCAGCGATGGCCTGCAGACCGCGCCTGAGCTCGCAGATTGGTTGCTGCCGTAGTTCGACGCTGTTGGCGTTGGCAATGATCCAAACGCGATCTCGTCTGTGGGGTGCGCCAACGGCACAAGCTGGAATGCAATGCCACTCCGCATCATACCCGATCGCGGCCAAGTCTCCGAGAACGTCTCCAAGCCCTCGACCAAGCAAAGCTGCGACGTTTTCCACGATGACGACGTCCGGTCGTAACTCGCCAACAAGTCGCGCGTATTCGCGCCATAGTCCGGAGCGTTCGCCCGCAAGCCCAGCTCCTTTGCCAGCGACCGCAACGTCCTGGCACGGGAACCCGCCGCAGATGACATCGACGGCAATTCCATCGGCAGCAAGCCTTGCGCCGGTGAGCTCTCGAACGTCATGATAACAAGGCACCTCCGGCCAGTGTTTCGCCAAAACGCGACGCGGATAGTCTTCGATTTCGCAGAAGGCGACGGTTTCAAACCCGCCTGTGCGCTCAAGACCGAGGCTGAAAGCCACCGATGCCCGAAAACAGATCAAGCACTTTTAGCTTGGTCATCGGCATCCCTCCTCATGCGTTTGATGTTGTTAATTTTGGCGTCGAATTTCCAATGACAGGACCGACACATTGGAGCGTAGTCGTCGACATCTTCGTATCGACCAGTCAGATTGGCGTAGTCGTAGTGCCGTGCGGTTGCCGTGCCGCACTTTGCGCATTTGCAAGGCTTTCCGTGCCGCGAATACAGCCTACGATGGAAAGCGTCATTGCTGGCGTCGTAGTTTTCAGGCTCGCCGAACCGCGCCCAGATCGTCGAGGCGACGGAAGACTTTCCGCCAAACCAGGGGAAAGGAGCGCCGACGCTCATATCTCGCTCTCCAAAATCGAAACCCGTGGCAGTGTGATCGGTCTTCCCGTCTCGTCTGTCGGCATGCGGCGGGGTGGAATCTCTCGCTCCGGATAGATTCGCCGGGCGATCAACTGGCGCTGTTCCTCGCGGCCAACCGCTTCTGGCGATCGGCGCTTCTTCGGCCGCAAAAACATGCGATTAGCGCGCTTGCTCATGCTGCCCCCCGCGCGCCGGCTGCCATGGCCGAACGCAAATCAGGCTGCGCGTATCCGATCTGGCGTCCGTCGACCGTCGCCCGGTAAACCTTCCGCACCGATCCGGTCGCGTCCTCGACGACCTCGCCCCAGGCGACAACCCGGCAATCCGGCGATGTCCAGATGTAGACTTGGCGCTCGGCGTCCCATGCGCGCGAAAACCGCAAGCCGGTCTCGCGCAACGTGAATTGATCCTCCTGGCTGGTCATGCGGGCGCTCCATCATCGCCCCAGGAACCGCCGACAAGTTCTCGGATTGCCTCCCTGGCGCATTTGTACGGGTCGCGCATGATGCGAGCGCCGGAAAACCTCTTGGTCGCGATCAGTTTGGCTCTGAACCATTGATCGCGCTCGTTATCCCGGTTGCGCTGCTCTTGTGTCGCTCGGTGAAAGTCTTTGCCGTCGCATTCGACGCACAGAAATTTTGGCGTTACGTCGTACACCATGAGCAAGAAATCGCAGCGGTACGGACCAACTGGAACCTGAGGCGCCAAATAGACCCGGTTGTGCCGCTCGAAATCTTCGACAGCAACTCGGTGGATCGATCGAATGGACGCATCCTTGACGAGAATGCACCGGCCTTTGCCAACGCTCAGGAGCGCGGACAGAAAATCAGCCTCAATCGGTGAGTCCGTGATTTTCGCGGCGTCCAGAGAGATCGCAGTATTTTTGAGAACAGCAATGCCTGCCTCGGCTAGGGATTTCATGCCGTGCTCCCCATGGAAACGCGCACGCGGGCCAGCCTCGGGTCATCTGGCTTGAATTGAGCGACGCCGATCTGTTGGAATATCTTCCGCTCCATCGGCGTCGCGACTGCGAGCGCCCGTGCGAATTCAGGCTCTCCCTTGCGGAAGTACGGATGCGTTGCGAGATCACGTGGCGCCGACTTCGGGAACCGCTTGCGCGCGTCCGCCTTCGGCCACCACGACTTGCGCCACAGCGTCGACCAGTCGGCGGCTTGGCGAGTGTCAGCCGCGAAAAAACGCTCGAATGCCTCGATCTGCTCGGCGACGAACTGGTCCCAATTCGGACGCGGATCGACTGGCTTGTCCAGCGATGGCTTGGCGTCGTCGGAAGCTATTTCACCGCGCACGGTTTCATCGCGAGCGCCTCGGCGAGCCCACACGGGCATCTGCGAAACCGCCCATTGGCGATCTGCATCGGTGACGATTGGACGGCGAGCCGGGGTCATGCGACCTCCGCGAACGACATAGCGGCAACGACCATAGTCCAGGCGGCAGTTTTGCCCTTCAGCGCATCGCGCAAGATCGCGTCTTTGACATTCGGCAGCTTCGATCGAAGCCGGTTCACGCATAGGGTCAACAAATACCCTTCGCGGCTGGTTTTCGCGCCGTTGGCTTGTTCGGCAAGCTCAGCAACCGGAAGCCCGAGCCCCTCGGCACGCGACAGAATGGTCTCCCAATCCCCCCCTGCCTTCCCCTTCCGAAATCCAAAATCAATCCTTTGCTCCACTTTCTCGCGCGCGGCCTCTTGCTCAGAGGTAGGAACAAAGGATTCTGAATCTGTATCTGAAGTCTGAAGTCTGAAGTCTGGTGCCGTTGCATCGCCGTCACCCGGCCGTTGCTGCAACGTTGCGTCGGTGTTGCATTTCTTTTTCTCTCGCGATTTCCGAGACCTAGCTGTGCTGCTGTCGGACGTGAATTGGCGCTTTTCCCAATTGTGCATGCGATACGTGCGCGACGCGCTGTCGATCGTTTCCACGTCGACAAGCTGTGCCTCGACAAGCTCTGAAATCGCCTGCTCGGCCTCGGCGCACGCCATGCGCAGATGCACCGCGATATCGCGCATGCACGGCAACCGGCCGTCGTCGTCTGCGATCAGCAGGCAGTTGTGCCAGACGCGGTGCTGGCGATCGGACAGTGTGACGATCTTCGGATGATGGAGGGCGTCGCGGTAGAGCCGGAGCCACGGTTTCGATTGGCCGCTCATGCCACGGCCTCCTGACGACGACGAAGTGGGGAAACTCTAGCACTTGCCTTGTTTTCGCCGGATCGTTCGCGCATAGTGGCTCCGTTCCTAAGTCCGACCTTGTTTGAACCCCGCCGCGCATGCCGCCCGGCGGGGTTCGCCGTGAATGGTCCGGTGGACGCGCCGATTTGACGGCGTATGAAATCCCCCCGAAAGGGCCACCCTGCTCCTCCGCATCGGCGCTTGCTTGCTTAGTCGGACGCCACCGGGCGCCCGGAGGAAACCGGAGCAGGACGGGATTGGTCACATGGCAGGAGGCGTGGCCCGAGCGGCTGAAATCGCGCTGGAGAGAAGTCGCAAAATCGCCACCACGCCTCCGGCGATGGGGCCGGAGCACGCACACAGGACGCGACTGGAACCAAAAGGCCGGGCGCGCGTTAGGTCTGGGGCCGCGCGCCCGGAAGTTTCCGGCAGGAGATGCTCGCCGGGTCTGGCAAGAACCTTGCACAGTTGAGTTACAGGCGTAACTTGACGTTACCGTACCTCTGGATTACGGTCAAGGGAGCCGGACGGGACAAATAAAGCCCGTGTGGACAACCGCGCGCCGTGGACACTCGGCGCCATGTCGAAAGCTAGGTACGCCCAGATCATGAAGACGTTCTCCACCCGTCTGAAGGACGCGCGGAAGGCCAAATACGGGTCCGCCGAGATGTTCGCTGCCGTGGTTGGGCTTGAGCCTCACACCTACCGCAAGTACGAGCGAGGGCAGTCGGAGCCGAACTTCGACACGCTCATGCGCATCTGCGAGCTGCTGGACATCGAGGCAAGCTATTTGCTGCCTCGCATGCGCTCCGGGCACGATCCAGGAGACCAAGCGGCTGCCTAGTTAGAAAAGCCTCGAAAATCAAAAAGGCCCCGGCAGCGATGCGCTCCGGGGCCTTCGCTGTCAGCGCAAAAACGTACTTAAAAGTTACTTTTCTTGTTGACACAACTCTGCTCGTAACCCATAGTTACGGAAATCACCGGGGCGCTGCACCATCCTCCAATGCCGGGTTTGCCCACCCGGTTTTCTCACTCGCAGCGCTCCGGTGATCGGACAACAAGAGGCGGCACACCATGTTCAATTTGGACTTTGAGATCGAAGTCACATGTTTCGGCAAAACGATCGACGGCATGTGCCTAACTGGCACGTGCGAAATTCTTAGCAACGGCGATATCACGGATATCGCACTCAGCGCGACGAAGGGGCCGCGCGGGTTGCAGGTCGCAACAAGCGTCGATGCGATGGACCTCGGCCACGATTTTGAGCGCGTGATCGCGGCTCAGATCAAGGCCGACTACGCTCACGTGATCGTGGAAAAGTTCGAGGAATTTTACTCTCACCGGCCCGCCACGCGAGCCGATCGCAACCTCGAGGATGCGGTGTGATGGCGGCGACCAAAACGCCAGAAGAGCAATTCGAGGTTCACGATAGCTGGCGCGCATCGAACAGGCTCAGAGAGAAGCTCAACTCTGTAAGCTGCTCAATTTCGGAGATGGCGCGGAACACCGATCTTACCGACGCAGAACGGGAATTCCTGCTTGGAATGTGGGACTTGAGCGTTCGGCTCGATAACACGATCACGAAGCGCCTGACTTCTGAATTCAAGAAAAAGCGCGCCTAACCCCAACACCATCCCGGAGGGCTGGGATGGTCAGCGGAGCGGGTCGAGCGGGGGTAAGGCCCGCTCCGCAATCTCTCATCACGTCAGCGAAATAGGCATCCATGACACATCACATCACAACAGCCGAGTGGATCGATACGAATTGGGACGAAGCCCACGCGGCGCTGATGCGTCTCCGAAACGTTGAGACGCTTGAGGGCATGCACGAGGGGACGTTGCGGACCCTGCAAATGGGCATGCGCCTGATCGTTGCGGCATCCGAACGCGGTGCCAAAATCGAGCCTCCAGAGGCGCGAGTTCCGCGCAAGTTTGTGACGACGCGTCCGGTTCGGAGAAACTGAAACATGGAACAGGCGGCAAATGTCTCTTATGCACAAATTCATCGAGCAAACGGCGACGGTAGCGGGGTTGTTCATGCTGGCAGCGGCGAGCTCCATGATGGGGGTAATGCTGGCGGTGCTGCTGTACGCGTTCCTGCGGTTGCGCGGGTTTTGAGTGAGGGCGACGCGCTGGTTGCGATGATCGAGCGCGCGGCGCGCGACCCCGCCGTCGATATCGACAAGATGGAACGGCTGTTTCAGATGCAGGAAAAGTCGCAAGAGCGCCGATCACGCATGGCCTTCGACGCTGCGTTTTCAGCGATGCAGCCGGAGCTTCCAGAAATCGACAAAAAGGGCAAGATTGTCATCAAGGAGAAGGGTGGCGAAAAGGTCATCCAAAGCACGCCCTACGCTCTGTGGGACGATACGAATAAGCTCATTAAGCCCATTCTCGCCAAGCACGGTTTTGGCCTGTCGTTTCGGATCGCGCAGACGGACTCTCGCCTGACGACGACGGCTGTTCTCTCGCACCTCGACGGGCACCGCGAAGAGACCAGTTTCTCGGCGCCAATCGACTCAACCGGCTCGAAGAACAACGTGCAAGGCTGGGGCTCATCATTCAGCTACGGCAAGCGCTACACCGGCACCGCGATCCTCAACATAACGACCAAGGGCGAGGACGACGACGGGAAGGCCGCCGGCGCGCCAGCGCTCATCACAGAACAGCAAGCGATGGATATCCGCGACGCCTTGGAGGCCAAGGGCATCCCGGCCGCACGCTTCTGCAGCAAGTATCAAATTCAGATCATCGAAGACCTGCCGGCGGCCAAGTACGAAGACGCCGTGGCATCCATCAGGAGGCACAAGGCATGATCGAGCAAGGCTCGGCCGAATGGATGCAAATGAGGGCCGGCAAGGTCACGGCTTCGAGGCTCGCCGACATGATGGCCAAAACTAAAACCGGCTGGGGCGCAAGCCGCGGCAACTACAAGGCGCAGCTCGTGGCCGAACGCCTAACTGGCATCGTCGCCGAAAGCTACACCAATGCTGCGATGGAGTGGGGGAAGGCAAAAGAGGCCGAAGCGCGCGCGGCGTACTCATTTGAGCGCAACTGCGACGTGGAACTTATTGACTTCGCAGTGCACCCGGAAATCCCCATGAGCGGGGCAAGCCCTGACGGACTTGTCGGGGCTGACGGCCTCGTCGAGATCAAGTGTCCCAATACCGCCACGCACATTGAAACTCTGCTTAGCCTGCAAATTCCCAGCAAGTACGTCCTGCAAATGCAGTGGCAGATGGCGTGCACAGGGCGCCAGTGGTGTGATTTTGTTAGCTACGATCCGCGCATGCCGGACGACATGCGCATCTGGATCAGCCGCGTGGATCGCGACGCCGAGCAAATTACGGCTTTGACGCTAGCGGTTAGGCTGTTTCTTTCCGAGATTGATGCGACCGTTTCCGCGCTCACGAACAGCTATCGGAAAGCGTCATGAGCACCTGCCAGCAATGCCCGTGGCGCGACCATTCGAGCGGCATTTGCTGGTCAATTCACGTCCCCAATCCGGCAAAGTCAAAGCAGGTAATGGTCAACCCGTATTTCGGGAAAGGAATGCGGGACGATTGGGACAACTGCACACATTGGAAGTCAGGGGGTGGCAATGTCGGACAGGATCAAAGCAAGATCGACGGAGCAGCACAGGCGGTTCTTCGGCCTCGTGGCGGCGACGTTCCACAACTGGCCTGAGAAGCACAAATTTCAGCCCGAAAACCCCGAGCACCTTCGCGCGTGGCTCCTGGTCCGCGCCAAGCACTGCATCATCAAATCGTTCTTCCTCGACGACGACGCCACCGAAAGCGCCAAGCTCATCCCGTTCGTGATGGCCACCATGCTCGGCCAGCACTCATGGGCGCGCGCCGTCGGCAACGAGTTGCAGGTGTGCGTCGCGGACAGCATCGCATTCGACAAGTGCCCGCACGAGCAATTCTGCAAGATCAGTGACGACGTGGAAGCGATCATCGAGGCTGAGACCGGCCTGCGCGCTGACGACATTCTCAAGGCGCGAGAGGCAGCATGAGCCGCCAGGAGTTCAGCAAGGCGACCAACGAGGCGTGCACAATGCGATTTTGGGTCAGTTGGTACTCGCCTGTTGTTCGCGTCGTTGAGCCGGCCAAAACGCCTGACGAGGGTGATCTGGTGGAACGCGATAGCCCGGAATGGCAGCCGCCGATTGTTGTGCGTGGAGAGTGGGTGAGCGGTTACCGGATGTCCGACGACGCTGCAACAGTTGTTGCTCTGATCGATGCCCCGTCCGTCGACGATATCAATGATGCGTTGCAGGGCTTTGAGACGCGTTTCGTTGAGCATAGGGCGGACGATTACACCCCAGGCGATCGGTTCCCGATGCCTGTAACCTAGGAGCCGAGACGTGGACGATTTGCCAAGACGGTTGCGCGATCTCGCCGACCTTGCGACCGAAGCGCGGCCAATCTCTCGGCTGACAGATGCAGGACGTGCCGCAGTTCGAGATGCGGCCAATGAAATCGAGCGTTTGCGGTTGCGCGTTGCTGATCTGGAGCGCGACGACAAATGATTGCGGCCCTGTTTGTCGAAACAGACGGATGCTATTTTGGAGTTCCAGGAGTTGACCCGTGGGACATCTGGAGAGACGCCCGTGGCTATAGTGGCCCGAGCCCCGTCGTCGCCCATCCCCCATGCCAAAGATGGGGTCGCATGGCGCATGGCGGCCCTAGTGCTCCAGGAACGCAAATTCCAGGAGACGACGGCGGCTGCTTCAGCGCCGCACTCCGCGCTTTGTGGAAATACGGCGGTGTCTTGGAGCATCCGTGCGATAGCAAGGCATGGGCGCATTTCGATCTGACAACGCCAAAGCGTCATGCCGGATGGGTTCAGACGCCAGGCCCGAAATACAAGATCGCAGGCATCGACCCAGAGCTGCGCCGTCATGGCCACTGGTGGACCTGCTACGTCGAGCAGGGGCACTACGGCCACATGAGCCGCAAGCCGACGTGGCTGCTGACGTGCGGGATCGCACGAGAACAGTTGCCAGTACTGAATTGGTCGAAAGGCGAACAACGCTTGCACCCGACCGCGCTAGCCCGATACGGCTATGAGAAGGCACGCCGTATCGGCATGACGGCCATGGTCGGTGGCAAGGACAAGACGAAGATCAGGAACGCAACGCCGGTCGAATTTAGAGACGTGCTGATCGGCATCGCTCGCCTTGCGTCGAAGCAATCTGCAATTGTGGAATGAGGAGTGATGGCGATGGCACTGGAGAGTGCGAAAATAGTTTTCGACGATTGGGAGGCAGCCAAGGCGCGCCGCGCTGCGCAGATGCCGACCGAGCACGACTGTCTGCGAGTGATGATGGAAGCCTACTCGCGGCTCAAGGACCTCGGCTGGAATGATGCCATCTACTGCCCGAAGGACGGCAGCACGTTTGATGCTATCGAGTTCGGCTCGACGGGCATCCACGCGTGCCACTACGAAGGCGAGTGGCCCAATGGATCGTGGTGGACGCACGAGGCGGGCGATCTATGGCCGTCACGCCCGGTCATGCACAAGAAACGCGTGTGAGCGAGCGCTGGCCCCGTTGAGAAAGAAAGCTAAGGCTCTTGCCGACGAGATTGTCGATAGCGTCGAGTGGACGCTGAGGGCCTTTAACTTGTTGCCACCACCACCGTTGACGACGCCTACCAAATCACGGTATTGGCACAGTCGGACAAGCGGCTTGACTGATTGCGCTGTTGTTTGCGACGCCTGTACGTCAGATTGAGACGCCCCTGCCCGACCATCCATCGGGAGCCAAGTCTATAACTATGCCTAATCGCTGATGTTCCGCGACGCCGAGCGCCAAGACGCGTTCGAAAACGACGACCCGACTCCATCGATGCAGATACTCGCCCGCCAGAGCGCAGACTCGTGGCGGGCTGAGCGCATTCGCCGAAACAGGGCCGACTATTATCGACGGTGGAGCGCCCGCTATCAGGGCGCGCTCGCCAATTCCCCGCTTTACGGACCGCATCGGAGGTAGATCTAAAATGATCCGGCGCCCGATCAATTTCGTCACGCGATTCCTCGGCGACATCTGGGGCCAGTACACGCCGACCGGCCAACTCCTATTTTTGCTGGCGCTTGTCGCCATCGCCGTGGACGCCACGATCTCGTGGGAATACGGGCTCTCGATGAGCCTGGCCCACGCGGCCGGGTACTCGTTAGTCGCCATCGCTCTCGCGCTGTTTCCGGATTTGGCGGCCCGCGAGGCCGACAAAGGCGCCAGGGCCGCAGCGTGCGTCCTGGTGCTGATTTGCTGCGTGCTCGGCGGCGTCGCGTATCAGAGCCATATCGGCTACGGCGCGGGCATCCGCCTGGGCGACCTGCAGCAAACCGGGTTCCACAATGCAAAAGTCGAGGCCGCAATCCGCGCCGGCAAAAGTGAAGAAACTAACCTCGATCTGTGGCGCAATCAGCGGGCGCAGCTCGCCGCCGAGCGGGCCGACATCGTGAAAAGCTCGCCGTGGGTGACGGCGACGACGGCCATTGCATTGCGCGAGCACGCGGACAATCTCGACAAAAAAATTGCGGACGAAATTAATGGCGGCCGTGGCGGCCGAGCGGCCGGCTGCAAAACCGAGTGCGAGAAATTGCGTGATCAGAAGCTTCGGGTGAGCGAGCAAATCGCGAGCGTCGAGCGTCTGGAGGGCGTAACTGCCAGGCTAGTCGAGCTGGACCGCCGGATTGCAGCTACGCAGCGCACAATCGACGCCAAATTGGCGGCCGTGTCAGACGCTGGGATGCGCAGCTCGGTAGCGGTGAACAGCACTACCGCGCTCGGCGAGCTGTGGACGCTCGTTAGCGGGCGGGAAACGCCCGCCACTATCGTCAATCTCGCGAGCATGGGGACGACATCGCTAGCGTTCCTCATTCTGGCGCCAGCTCTCATGTTCGCCGCCGGTCGCAACCGCCGGCCGGATTACGCATCCCTGCCCCCCATCGAGCCCCGCCCGATGCCGGCCCCCATGCCCCCGAGCGTGCCGCCGCATGCGACCGCGCTCGCGCCTGTCGTCCATCGCACCGACGTGGTCCGCTTGGACGAGGCGCTCCGCCGTTGGGCTCAGACCCCGGAAGCCCGCAGCCTCAATGGTGCAGCGTGACCGAACTGGAGCGAGCCTTGAAGGACCAAGGGCACCCCAACCGGCAACATGCCATCCCGCGTCTGATGGCAGACGAGGCGTTGCGACTTCTGCGGACACAGATGGCCCGAGATGCCGCGAACGCATCGCTAATCGATGAGAAGGGCGTATGAAAACCGTACCCCGCTCCCGCTGGCCCATCATCCAGAAAGCGCACCCCAACGCCACCATGGGGTTCCGTGACGGTGTGGAAGTGATCGCGATCCCGACCTACGACCCCGACACCGACGTTGCCGGGGAACGGCTGTTACAGATCATCGAAGATCGAGACGGCCCGCTTCGCCCCGGCGACATCCTCGCCGATCGCTTCGGCAACACCTTCAAGATTGTCGACCCCGCATCCCTGATCCCGGTTCGCAAGGGGCCGGGGGCAGATTTCGGAGACTGATTCGTGGCCGACAGAACCGTCAGTGACTTCATCACAGAGTATACCGAATCGCTACGCCGCCGCGAGCCCATCGAGGGCAAGACGTGGACTGTGACCCAGGGCGAGTGGGACATGCTCGCAAAGATATTCGGGGGCAAGGAGAAGTTTGCGGCCAACCCGATGTACCTCGGCCGCAAAGTCGTTCGTAAATAACTGTCACACGTGGAACAATGGCTTTCGACGACGTAGACCAGCCCAAGCGCCCCCCCTGGCGCCCGACCAAGTATGACCCCGAGTTCTGCGACCGCGCCGTCGCCTTGGGGTCGGAGGGGAAATCAAAGGTCGAGATCGCTTACGAACTCGGCGTAGACCGCAAAACCCTCGACAATTGGGCTGCGGCGTATGAAGACTTTTTCCACGCGATTACGCGAGCGAAAGAGGCCGAGCAAGTGTGGTGGGAGCGCAAGGGGCGCGACAACCTCGCCACGCAAGGGTTCCAGTCGTCCATGTGGTCGCGCTCGATGGGCGCCCGCTTCCCCGACGACTGGCGTGAGAAGTCCGAAGTGGACATGAACGCCCGAGTGCAGGTCACAGAGATCAAGCGGACCATCGTTGATCCTCGAAATCCAGACGCCTAGAGCGTTTGCCCCGTTCCTCAACCCGAAGCGCTACAAGGCGGCCTATGGCGGGCGCGGCTCAGGCAAGTCGCATTTTTTCGCCGAGGAAATCGTCGATGTTGCCGTGCGCCGAAAGGGATTGCGCGCGGTGTGCGTCCGCGAAGTGCAAAAGTCCCTCAAGGAATCAGCCAAGCGGCTGATTGAGGACAAGATCACACGGCACGGCGTATGGCCCCTGTTCGGCGGCAAACCGAGGAATGACCACATCATTACCCCAGGCGGCGGCGTGATCCTGTTCCAAGGCATGCAGGACCACACGGCCGAGTCGATCAAATCGCTTGAAGGCTTCGACGTGGCATGGGTCGAAGAAGCGCAGACGCTCTCGGAGCTATCGCTGGAGTTCCTTCGCCCGACGATCCGCAAGCCTGGCTCTGAGTTGTGGTTCTCGTGGAACCCCCGGAGCGCGCTCGACGCCGTGGATCAGTTCTTCCGCGGGCTTCGGCCACCAGATAACGCGGTCATTCAGAAGGTCAACTTCGACGCCAACCCGTTCTTTCCGGCCGAACTCGAAACCGAGCGCCGTCACGACAAGCAGGCCAAGCGCGACCGCTACGCACACATCTGGCTCGGCGAATACGAGCCCATGGCGATCGGCGCGATATGGGACCGGCAGACGATCCACGCCAACCGTCGGCGGGAGCAGCCCGAATTGAAGCGCATCGTGGTCGCCGTGGACCCAGCAGTTTCGGCTGAGATCGGCTCGGATGAGCACGGCATCGTGGCCGCCGGCATAGGCGAGGATCAGCGCGGATATGTGCTCGACGATACGTCCATGAAGGGCTCGCCCCGGCAATGGGCCGAGCGCGCAATCGCCACCTTCGACAAGTGGAGCGCGGACGCGATCGTGGTCGAGCGCAACCAGGGCGGCGATATGGTCAAGCACACGCTCAAGAACGTGCGGCCGGACCTGCCGGTGATCGAGGTCGTCGCCACGCGCGGCAAGCACGTGCGGGCCGAGCCGATTGCCGCGCTCTATTCCATGGGCCGGATCAGCCACGTTGGCACCTTCGACAAGCTCGAGGACCAGATGTGCCAGATGACGGCGGGTGGCTACGAGGGCAACGGCTCTCCTGACCGCTGCGACGCGCTGGTGTGGGCGATCACGGAACTCATGCCGAGCATTGTGCGCAAGGATCAGCCGAACTGGACGATTGGCGAAGTGGCTCACCCCGGCGCGGCGACCGGCGAACGGTGGATGATCGGATGAAGAGGGGTTATCGAGTTCTAACGCCCTATGAATTGGACGGCATTTTGAGCCGCTGGGCTCGCATGCGCGGTATCGACATCGGACGCCACCATTATAACGGGCTGGCGCTGTTCGCTGAAGACAGGCCCGGCATGCAGCCCGCGCTTGTGATCGAGCGACGAGGTCCTGATTGGCCGGCATTCCGGATCGAGTTTACTTACGCGGGGCATGGCCGAGGGCGCCTGTACCGCCAGACGGCGATCCAGCAGGCCGAACGACTGTTGACGGCGCTGCAAAGCGTAATGGCGGCTACCTGATGGAGAACTACGCCCAGCCGGGCGAGGCTTCCAAGCCAAAGATGAGCGACGCGGAGCAGGGCAAGTTCCTCGTGGACTGCCGGAAGAAGCTCGATGCCGCCTACCTGTACGAGCGCGAGAACCGGCGCGAAGCATCGTTGGACCTCGCGTTCCTCGCCGGCTACCAGTGGCCCGAGTCGATCCGCAAGGAGCGTCAGGCGCAAGGTCGGCCCATTCTCACTATCAATCGGTTGCCGCAGTTCGTGCGCCAAGTCACGAACGACATTCGGCAGGCCGATCTTTCGATCAAGGTCTCGCCGGTCGACGACCGGTCGGACCCGAAGCTCGCAAAAATATTCAACGGCCTGCTCCGGCAGATTCACTATCAGTCGAGCGCGAAGCACGTCTACGGCGCCGCTGCCGAGCATCAGGTGAGTTGCGGCATCGGCTGGTTCCGGCTCTGCACCGAGTACACCGATGACGAGACGTTCAACCTAGAACTACGGCTGAAGAGCGTCCGCAATCCTCTGAGCGTCTATTGCGACCCGGCGGCGATCGAGCCTGACCGCTCGGATGCGAAGTGGATGTTCATCACAGAGATAATCCCGACCGACGCATTCAAGGAGCAGTACCCCGGCGAAAGCCTGGACGGCATCGACCCGCCGACTGACGGCACCGGCGACCGCCTGACGTGGCTCACGCGAGACGGTGTGCGGATCGCGGAATATTGGGTGCGCAAGCCGGTCAAGAAGATGATCGGGCAGACGCGGGACGGGCAGACGGTCGACCTGTCGAAGATCAAGCGCGAGATGTGGCCGCTGATCGGGATCACGCGCACGCGGCAAGTCGATAGCTATGAGGTGGAGCAGTACATCATCAGCGGCCGATCGGTGCTCTCAGGCCCGCACAAGTGGCCGTCGAAGTGGATTCCGATCATCCCGGTTATCGGCTCGGAAACGCCGCTCGAGACGGCGGTGGTCCGTGCCGGCCTGATCCGCTATGCGCGAGACCCGCAGCAACTCTACAACTACAACCGGACGGCAGCGGCCGAGACGCTTGCGCTGCAGCCCAAGGCGCCGTGGCTCGTGGACGCGAAGTCGATCGCGCCGTTCAAACACATCTGGGATTCTATCAACCGCACCAACTACCCATATCTGCCTTACGACTCGCAAAAGGACGTTCCGGCGCCCAATCGCATTGCCCCGCCGGCCATGGCGCCCGCCTTTGTGAAGGAAGCCGAGCTAGCCGACGGCGACATGAAGGCGACGACGGGCATCTATGACAGTTCGCTCGGCGCCCGCTCGAATGAAACTTCCGGCATCGCCATTCGCAACCGCGAGCATCAGGGCGACACGGCGAACTATCACTTCTCCGACAACCTCGAACGCTCGATGTGGCACGCCGGGCGCATCCTGATCGAGATGATTCCGCAGATCTACGACACCGAGCGCGTCGTGCGGATCATGGGCGAGGACGACAGCGAGGAACACCACCGGATAAATCATTCCGTGATGGGACCGGATGGAGTTCCGATCACGATCAACGATCTATCGGCCGGACGCTTCGACGTGCGCGCAACGATCGGCGCCAGCTACGCGACCAAGCGCATGGAAGCGGCCGACATGATGGTTCAGTACCTCAAGGCGGATCCGCAAGCGCTGCCGATGGTGCGCGATCTGCTGATCAAGAACATGGATTGGCCCGGCGCCGACGAAATGGCGAAGCGGTTCAAGCAGGCGATGCCGCCGCAACTCCTGCACGACCCGGAAGACCCGAACTCGCCACCGCCACCTCCCCCGCCAAATCCGTTGGAAGACCCGGTTTTGCGCTCGGAAATCGTGCTCCGGGACGCCCAAGCCGCGAAAGCCTATGCGGATGCTCAGAAGACGCGCCAGGAAGCGGCTGGAATGGTGATGCCCGAGCCGGTGCTGCCGCCGCCCGAGGGCGTGCTGATGCCGTCACCGCAGCCGCAAGGCCCGCCGGGCATGCCGCCTGGAGCGATGCCACCGCATCCCGAGCCCGACGCCGATCAGATGGGCGGGCCGGGCGATTTCGACGCCGACAACATGCCGCCGATGGCCCCGCCCGGCGAGCCGATGGCTATCCCCGCGGGATGAAATCCTTGGGGCGCCTGATTCGAACGGTAGGAATGGTTGGCAAAGATATCGCCGCCTCGAAGATCGACTGTTGTGCGCGCAGCGTCGCTGCGAACCTTCGGTCGCTGTCGGCCAATTCGCGAACCACAACGCGCAATTCGTCCGCTGTCATATCGTCGATCGACTTTCCAAACCACGTGATGGTGTCAGGCATCGTCGCCCCATTTTCCGAAGCAGTAGCCCACGAGTTTAGCACGACCTCGCGGTTCGCCGCGCCCTAAAAAGGTAGCCACTCACATGACTGACACTGCCACGGCGACCCCGGTCGCTGCACCCGTTCCCGTACCTGTAACGCCTGCGAATATCCTCGACCCGGCCACCGTGCCGGCGCCGAAAGCACTGAACGTTCCCGAGTCGAATACCCCGGCCCCGCCTCCGGCCGAAGCGGCAAAAGAGCCGCCCAAGGATGGCGAAACAGACCCCGGCGATCAGGATGCCGCTCAAGACGAAAAGCCTGAGACCGCGAAGAGGAAATCCGCTCGAGCTCGCATTGATGAGCTGACTGCCCAGAAGTACCAGGCGCAGCGCGAGCGGGATGATGCGATAGCGAGGTTCAATCAGCTCCGCGAACGTCTTCAACCCCGCGAGATCGACCCCAACGACTACGGCGCGCAAGAGGCCGAACGGCTTCGCCGCGTGATCGGCGTCGAGAGGGCCGAGGAAACCGCAGATCGAGCCCGGCAGGCCGAACAACGCATTGCCGAGACGCGAGCCGCGGTGTTCGAAGCCAAGGTTGACGAGGCCCGCGAGCGCATCCCCGACATTGATCAAGCGTTGCGGGATTTCGCCAACCTACCGCTGTCGTCGGAAGCTGCCGAAGTGCTCGCAGAAAGCACGAAAGCCGCAGAACTCGCCTACTTCCTGGCCAAGAACCCGGAGCAGGCGCATCGCCTCGCGCGAATGCCGGCCGCGAAACAGGGCGCCGAGCTTGCTCGCATCGAGCAACGCATTGGTTCCGTCCAGCCGCGCCGGACCAGCGCCGCACCCCCGCCCGTCCCCATGATTGGAGCGTCGTCCGCCCCTGCAGCCCCGACGCTGCAGAGCGCGAGCGTCGCCGAGATCGCGGGAATGTTGGGGTACGGCAAGAGCTAAGCCCATCCCGAAAGCTGAGAGATCATGAGCAACACGACACTTACCGCAGATGTGGTCGCCAGGACCGCACTGGCGATCCTCGAAAACGAACTTGGCGTACTGAAGACGGTCCATCGAGCCTACGAAGACGAGTTCTCGAACACCGTCAACGGCTACAAGGTCGGCGATACGATCAGCATCCGTCGCCCGGCCGATTTCACGGTGCGCACCGGCGCCACGCTGTCGGCGCAGGACGTGATCGAGGGCAAGACCACGCTGACGATCGACCAACAGGTCGGCGTCGACTTCCAGTTCACCAGCTCGGACCTGACGTTGAAGATAACGGACCTGTCCGAACGCGTGATGAAGCCTGCGATGAGCAGCATCATCAACTACATGGCGAACGACGTGTTCTCGACCATGTACAAGCGGCTCTATCATTGGGTAGGCACGCCGGGCCAGACCATAAACAGTTTCGCCGACTTTGCGCTTGGTCCGCAGCGCATGGATACCATGGCCATGCCGATGGATGGCCGCAACGCCGCTCTGTCGCCGGCCGATCACTGGGGTCTGCTCGGGTCTCAAACCGCGCTCTACATCCAGGACGCGGCCAAGGGCGCCTACCGTGAAGGCTCGCTCGGCAAGATCGGCGGCGTCGAGACCCGCATGAGCCAGGTCGTACCTACGCACACGGTCGGCCCGCTCGGCGGCACGCCGC